ATTATCTACAGCAATTACTAACGCCCTCAACGTAGGTGGATTGATTGTTGATTTCTTTAAAAGTGGATTTACTAAATTTACTAATACGTTCTTTGAGAAAAGTTATTTTAATGTACCTAGTTTTGGTGGAATTAGATCGGGTCTCACTACTTTTGCAAACCTTACAAACACATATAATTTCTTCAGAGATCGTGGGTATGCTGAAGGATCAATACCACCATTCCAAAATCAAAAACAAATAAGTAAATTTCCAAACCTCCTTAATCTTTATAATCCTTTGATGGTTATTCCATTATTAGGTTCTTCTTTCTTCCCAGATATATTTGGAAAGAAACCTATACCAACACCATCACTGTCAATCGCCTCACCGGTACAAACAACAGAAGCAGATGACGATAGTGCTTCAACTTCAACTTCAAGCACACCAGATCAGCGTAACTTGAAACCAGCAAAACTATCTCCTACAGGTAGGGCGAGCATGAATATTAATGAAAAGGGTAAGGCTATTTACTTACACTGGACTGCTGGAAACTATAACAGCACTTATGGACCTTACCATACGGTATTTACTGGTGATGGAACAATGCACCGTAAATTTGAATATGGATCAAGCACTGGTGGACACACGTATAATAGAAATGGTGGTGGTTCTATTGGACTATCTCTTGCTGCTAACCCTGATATTGGGCAATGGCCAACAGAGGAGCAAAGAGTTGCAATGGCAAAAGAAGCAGCAAGAATTGCAAAGACGTGGGGATGGAAAAAATCTGATATTAATACAAAGAAAATTATGACCCATGGTGAGGCAGGATCAAACATTGATGGAGTAAATGCACACACTAACTATGGTCCATTCGGTAGAGGACGCTCTGATACTGATCCTAAAAAAGATGCAGCGTCAGTTGGTGGAATAGCACCAGTGGAACGTTGGGACTTAGATAAACTCAATAATCATAAGGACATGTATGGTAGTGGTGGTGATGAGATGCGAAATAGGATCATGGGATTCATGAGAATGGGTGGACCTACAAAAGGAAAAGGTCTCTACATGATGGCAGAAGAGGGCAAAGAATTTGTAATTGATGCAGATTCTACCAAAGCATTACAGGGGACTTTCCCTGGATTACTACAAGCACTTAATAGGGCAGAAGGAAAAGACGCTCCAAAAATTCTTAGTCAGTATGCTTCATATGATATGGCAGAGGTAATTCCTATTCCTATGGTAGAATATGTTCCTGTCCCAACACCGTCAACAAACTCTGGATCAAGATCCATGAATATCCCTGTTCCAACTGCGGTCGATATAGATCATCAAGAGAGTCTCTATCGAGGTGGTTAAATAGTATCACGAGGTAATATACATGGCAGAATCAAAAAAAGTTACTACTGCTCAAGCTAATCCAGCAGCAATAAAAAAGATAGATATCTTTTCAAATAAAAGACCAGGGATAACTGTGTCTATTGCAAATGGCGTGGTCGAACTCAGATATTATGAAAGCCTGTTGCAAGATTCTGTCATGGTTACTGTTAATTATGTTGACTCTGGTAATACTATTGAGGATGAAAGAGGAATAGTGGTGAGTGCTGTTGAGGGTTTGCCAATTGTAGGAGAAGAGAAAGTAGAATTTAGTATAGAAGACAATAATAAAAATAAAATTGATCTAGATTTTCTTGTAAATAACGTTTCTCCATTTAACGATGATACGACTAAAGGTTTGGTTGCAGTAAAATTTGTATCAAAAGAGTATGAACTCAATGAAGAAGTTAGAGTAAATAAAAGATTTGAAGAAAAACCATCTGATGCTGTTAAAAGAATATTAACAGAATTTTTGCAGACGAAAAAAGAAATGGATATTGAAGAGACAACTGAATGTATAACAATACCTGCACAAAAGAAACCATTCTATGCTTTGAATTGGTTATGTGCAAGATCTGCTCCTGCAAATAAACCACCAGGGACAACAGCAGGATTTTTCTTTTTTGAAACTTCAGAAGGATATCATTTTAAATCGATTGATTTTCTATTCGATCAAGAAGAAAAGAAACGTATCATTTATAATGAAACTCCAGACAACAGGGGTGCAGATATTCCAGAGGGGTATGACATATCAGCACTGTCATTTGTTAAAGATAACCGAGTAGATGTTCAAAGAAAAAAAGAAGCAGGATTTCAAACCACTAGATTGATTACTTTTGATATGTGGAATTGTGATTATAAAATAATAAATCCTATTGCACCCAAGGATCTAGGTGGGGTAGAACCTCTATATGATATGGGAGCAAAAGAATTACCCATAATGAATAAAGAGATTGCAGATACAACAAACACTCTAGGAATAAAATTCTCAAGAACAACTTGGGTTATACGTGATACCGGTGCTTTACGTCCAGGTAGCACTCAGGAACAACTTGAAAAATCAAAAGAAGAAAATCTTAAAGTAGATAAGGTTAAAAATCAAGCCATACTGCGCTTTAATCAGGTATTCTCTTCTCATATTGAGATTACTATACCAGGAGATTTTTCTCTTCATGCAGGAGATGCTATTTATTTTGATGCACCATCTGCACAGAAAGAAACAAAAAATGACGATATTGACCGTTATGCTGGAGGACTATATATAATATCCTCACTATGTCATTTAATTAATCCGCAAGGAACCTTTACTAAATTAAATTTAGTGAGAGATTCCTTTGGTAGAAAAGGAAAAGCAAAAACTGGAAAACCAGCTGCTGACACAAAAATTCCTGGAACACAATCTTCCACAGGTTCAAGTGCAAATTATGATACTATAACTACATTCTAAGATAACCATGGAAAAAAATATCGAAACTCATATTCAGAAGGACAAAGATATCCTTCAAGATCCAACGATTTCTCCTCAGATGCGTCGTCATACCGCAGATGAGTTAGAACATTTAGAGCGTTATGCGAAAGAACACGCTAAAGATATTGCAGCAGGAGATCATCACGATCCAACTGCATTTGAAATGTACTGTGATGAAAATCCAGAAGCAGATGAATGTAGGATTTACGAGGATTAATGTCAGAAACAGGGGCGTTATTTGATCCTGGTTTTCTAGGAGGAGGTTTCAACTGGTGGATCGGTCAGGTCATGGACGACACCAGTTGGAGAGATAATGTCCTGCCCGGAAAATTTGAGGATCCTAATAGTATTCCTGGATGGGGTAGAAGATATAAGGTTCGTATCATGGGTCTCCATGATAAACAAGAAGAATCTATTAGTGATGAAGAATTGCCATGGGCAAATGTAATGTATCCCATCACTGCCGGTGGCGGTCAGACAGGATCATGGGCAACTCCTCAAATTCGTCAGGGTAATTTTGTATTTGGTTTTTTTATTGATGGACCTGATCAACAAGTTCCTATCATCATGGGAATTCTGGGCAATAATGCTCAGACCCAATTAGGTTTAAAAATTGGAACAACAGAAACTAATTACACTCCGACCAGTGGATATTCTCAAGGGAAGAAAGCAAAACCAGGGACTTCCAAACCAATAGCACCAGATGATGATTTAGTTACGAAGAAACCCACTAATTCTGAAGAGGCAAAAGAACTTGCGCCACCAGCACCAGGTGTTAAACTTGATAAGTTTGGATTAGATCCAACTAAAACTCTTTCTAGACGACAACTTCAAATCGCTACAGACGCAAGAGAAGTAGCAAGAAATAGTGGAGCGAGTCCCGAAGAAGTAGAGAACGCTGCTAAACAAGCAGTTGCTGATGATCTCAAAATAAGAAGAAGGTTACAGGAATCACCAGCATCACCTAGTCAAGGTGCTCCAACAAAAGAAAATCCTGACGCACCGCATCAACTCTCTGCTGCTGATGTAAAACGTGAATCAAAAATTAGAGAATGTAATGTTATAATGAAACCTGATCCTAAGGAATTTATCACATCAGCAATAGCAGCAATTCAAACAATTATTACATCACTAACAGAAAAATTAAACTCTTATCTTGCAGCGATATCAAGTTACATAGATGCAGTATCTAACCCTATAGAAAATATTAAAAAGTTAATATCTGCAGCAGCATGTGAAATCGCAAAGTACATGAAGATAATTTTTGATAAGATTATGGAATTTGTTTTGAAACAAATCAATAAGGCAATGGCAGCAGTGGTAGCAGCACTACCCACTGATATGCGAGCCATGTTTGCAGATACAAAAGAAATTATAGTGAGATTAATTTTGTGTTTATATGGAAAACTAACTGAAAAAATTTGTGGACAAATAGAGAAAGCATTATCAGATGCTTTAAACATGGATGAGGCTGAGGCAAAAGCAAGAGAGAATTTTGAAAGTGAGGGATCTGATGATGTCAAAAGACGACCAAAAGTTCCAACTTGTTATGCTGAGGATTTAGTTTCCACTCTCATTTTCACAAATCAAACAGAGATTGAGGATGCAAATAATAATCTTTTAGACAATGTAAACGAATTAATTAAGGATATTCAAGGAGAAATCGCGGGTATAAGTGGATCTATAAGTGATTCCATAAACGGAATAGGGGATATTGCTGGAAGTATAAGTGATGCGATATCATTTACTAATTTCAAATTAAACATTTTTGGATGTGAATTAAAACCAAACGTTGCAGTGTCTGATAAGTATTGCATGGTTAATGGTGGGTCCGCTCAACCCGATTCAGGTTTTCCAAGTCTTGAGTCTATTGGTGATGGAGTTGCTAATGCTATTGACAGTATTCCTCCACCACCTGAAGTGCCTTATGCGCCGCCCATAGCAGGAACTCCCACCGTCAACCTCTTGGCAGGTAACTAAATATCTTTACGACAAATAATAAGTAGTCAATAAATCAGTATGTCGTTTAACCTTTTTGGACCACCAAATAAAAATAATATTCGGGTCGGGTATATTGATCCTGAGCGGGGTTATGTTGGCAATCTTACACGTCATGAAGCAAACGTATATGCAAAATTAAATCCAGGAACTCAATTTATCCTCAAAAAA